ATGAGCACCCTGAATCTTTCCAAGACCGAACGCATTGACGTTCGTGCCAGCACGCCGGTCAAGCAGCTGCTTCAAGAAGCCGCACGCGCCTGCCACAAGAACGTCAGCGAGTTCCTGCTCGACGCGGGCGTGACGGCGGCCGCGCAGACGCTGGCGGATCGTCGCCAGTTCGTGCTGGACGACACACAGTGGCAGGCCTTCCAGGAGGCGCTGGACCGCCCGGTGCAAAGCAAGCCGCGTCTGAAGAAGTTGCTGCGTGAACCTGGGGTGCTGGATTGAGCAATGACTACTCGCCCGTTCGCAAGCTGGCTGCAACGGATCAGGTCGATGCGTTCGACTGCGGCCAGGCCGCGCTGAACCAGTTCCTGCAGCGCTACGCGCTCGTCAACCAGAAGGCCAACAGCGCGCAGACCTATGTCTGCTGCCAGGGTGACGTGGTGGTCGGCTTCTACAGCCTAGCCGTTGGTAGCGTCGATCCGGAAGCCACGCCGTCGAGAGTGATGAAGGGGCTGGCGCGCCACCCGGTGCCGGTCATGATCCTGGCCCGGCTCGCCGTGGACAAGGAGCATCAGCGTAAAGGTCTGGGCCAGGCCTTGCTCAAGGATGCACTGCTGCGCACCGCACAGGCCGCCGACATTGCGGGTATCCGCTGCCTGTTGGTCCATGCCAAGGACGACGCAGCACGGCAGTGGTACGAATCGTGGGAATTCGACCCCAGCCCGACTGATCCGTACCATCTGTTCCTGATGCTCAAGGATCTCAAAGGCATGTTGAGCTGAGGTGGTGTCTCCACCTCAGAGTCCGACTCTCTCCCGCTGCTCATCCCACAGCGCTGGCGGATCAACCGCCAGATCAAACAGCGTGACGTGGTTCGGCAATTCGTCGTCCAGGATGGCCGCCACGATGTCGGGTGCCAGCGTGGTCAGGTTGACCATCCGGCTGACGTAGCTGTTGTCGATCCCCTCCCGCGTGGCGATTTCCTTCAAGGACTTCGCTTCCCCCGATTCCAGCATCGCCAGCCAGCGGTGACCCCTGGCCAGCGCCAATTGAATGGAGGTCGGTGCCACGTCCCATGGTCTGACCGGTGCAGTCTCACCGTTCGGGAGAGTGACCAGCTTGCGGCCGCTGCGCCGCTTGATCTGGATCGGCACAGACAGAGTTAGCCGGCCATCACTCGCCTCAACGATGTCCGGCTCGCCAGTTTTCTGGATGCGGATGTCGCTCATGCCAACGCCTCCGCTTGTTGCTCGACCGGCTCGGGACGCAGTTCAAGCACCAGCCGCTCGATGCCGTTGGCGCGCAATCGCACCTCGAGGTCATTGGGCGACACGATCACCTTCTCGACCAGCAATTTCACGATCCGGGTCTGCTCCGCCGGGAACAGTTGATCCCAAATCGCGTCGAGTCGGGTCATGGCCACGGTGATCTTGGCCTCGTCCAGCGTTGGGTCGAGCTTGATCGCTTGCGGCAGCATGTCGCCGAGCAGATTCGGGGCACGCAGGATGGCACGCAGTTGGTCGAGCACCGCCGATTCGAGTTCTGCGGCAGGCAGTCGCGGCAGACCCGAGGCGCCCGCGTGTTCCTTGGCGTCGCGCTGGGGCACGTAGTAACGGTAGCGTCGGCCATTCTTCTTGGTGGTGTGCCACGGCGACAGCGCACGGCCGTCGTTGCCGAACACGATGCCCTTGAGTAGATAGGGAACCTTGGCCCGCGTCGTGTTGCCCCGCACCCGGCCGTTGGTATCGAGGATCGCGTGGACGCTGTCCCACAGTTCGCGGCTGATGATGGGCGGATGCTCGGCCTGGTACCACTGGTCCTTGTGCCGCAACTCGCCAAGGTAGGTTCGGTTGCTCAGGAGCTTGTAGATGTGACCCTTGTCGATCGGCCTGCCATCGCGGGTCTTACCGTCTTGCGTGGTCCACGCCTTCGACGTCACGCCATCCAGTTTTAGCTCTTTAACCAGTGCGGTGCTGGACCCGAGTTCGACGAAGCGCTGGAAGATGTGCCGGATCAGCTTGGCCTCACGCTCGTTGGGCACCAACCGCCGGTTCTCGACGTCGTAGCCCAGCGGCGGCACGCCGCCCATCCACATGCCCTTGCGCTTGCTGGCGGCGATCTTGTCGCGGATGCGCTCGCCAGTGACCTCGCGCTCGAACTGCGCGAAGGAGAGCAGGATGTTCAGCATCAACCGGCCCATCGAGGTCGTAGTGTTGAACTGCTGGGTGACCGACACGAACGACACGCCGTAGCGCTCGAACACCTCGACCATCTTGGAGAAGTCCGCCAGGCTACGCGTCAGGCGGTCGATCTTGTAGATGACGACCACGTCAATCTTGCCAGCTTCGATGTCCGCCATCATGCGCTGGAGCGCCGGGCGCTCCATGTTGCCGCCAGAAAAGGCGGGATCATCGTAATCGTCGGCGACCGGAATCCAACCCTCCGCGCGCTGGCTGGCGATGTAGGCGTGACCGGCATCGCGCTGAGCATCGATGGAGTTGTATTCCTGGTCCAGCCCTTCATCGGTGGATTTGCGCGTGTATCCTGCAGCCGAGCGGCGGCTGGGTCGGCACCAACCGCTTCGATACGAGCTACACCGGTCGCGCCTGGCCCTGGGCAATGTCGCAGGAGACCAGGAGGAACAGCGTAGGGCGCTACGACATGGGCAACCTCACGCAGTTGCCGAACGGCGCCAGTCCGCTGCTGCCGGCCATCCTCTATGACTGCGGAACCTCCCGTCCCTTCAACGTCTGGGGCGAGCTGCAAGGCGTGTTCGCCGTGCCCGGCTTCGGGGTGGCCGCTGGCGACACCGTGACGGTGGCCGGCAAAGTCCATTTGGTCGTCCAGGCGGCGACTTCCACCAATGCGGCGCGCTTTGCCGCCATTCAACTGAACTGAGAACTTGCTCGAGGCGATTCAATGGCTTACATCACCGGCGCGTCGGCGGACATCAACACGCTGCTGACGGCGATCAAGAATTTTGCGGTCGCCAATGGCTGGACGGCCAACGCTACCGACACCTTTACGCTGACGTTTCCGACCTATGGATCGACCGGTGGCGCGGCCCACGCCGGCACGACGTCGATGATTTCCTCGGTCAGCAGCTCCGATGCGTACCGGAATCAGTCGGAAACCAGCTTGACGGCGAACCGGGCCGTGTTGTCTAAGAACGGCGTGTCCTACCAGCTGTTCGCGGTCAATAAAAAGCTCTACAAGAACGGCGTCAACGGCACCTATGCCTGCTTGGAGGCCTGGGTGTGCGACGGTTTCTCCGCAGGCGTGGCGGCCAACCTGCAGACCAACAATCGCAAATTCGTGATGGTCGGGCCGATGGCGACCTCGCTCTACGCCTACCACCTGTTCTCGAGCGGAGACTTCATCCATGTGGTGATTGAGGAGATGCCAGGGCGTTTTCGACACCTGTCGTTCGGTTTCATCAACAAGTACGGCGCTTTTGCCGGAGGGCAGTACCTGACCGCAGGCTGCCCCATCGAGTCGTTCACGACGACGCCCAATGCGTTCAACACTTCAAATCACATGATTCCTTTCGGTGCGAACGGCTTGGGACCGTCGAGGGCATCGCTTGCATCGAACGGTTATCCGGGTAGTTATGTCAGAGCCGACATCGATGGTTGGACGGTCGGTTGATCACGACGGTTCTGTCGTCGCTGCTCGCCCCGAAACCCAAGACCACGACGCCGCAACCCGGCGATGTCGATGCGCCGGTCGCCGCGACCGACAGCCCGATCCCGGTGCTATTCGGTACGCGCACGATCAAGCAGCCGAACTGCGTGTGGTTCGGCGATGTGCGGACAACGCCGATCAAGACCAAGGGGGGTGGAAAGAAATGAGCGAACAGCGCAGCAACCTTCAGATCGCCACCCACCTTGATGCCAAGGCGCTGGGCTATTGCAATGCTGGCCTGCGCCGCTGGTTTCCGCGCGACGGCGTGACTTTCGATGATTTTCGCCAGCAGGGCGTGAGCACCGACTGGCTGCGTGCCACCGGAGACGCGATGGCGATCCGCTTGGCCGAGTACGTCGAGCAGGCAGAAACAGAGGCCAAGGCATGAGCGGTGGCGGCAAAGGCAGCAAGAGCGTCACAGTCGGCTACCGCTACTATGCCGGGATGCATCTGGCGTTGTGCCATGGCCCGATCGATTCGCTGAACAGTATCGTGGTCGGCCAGCGCACGGCGTGGTCGGGGGCGCTGACGTCCAGCGGACGGATCACCATCAACCAACCCGAGCTATTTGGCGGCGACGACCGCGAGGGTGGCATCGTCGGTGCCGTCGACCTGGTGATGGGAAATGCTTCAGACGGTCCGAACGATTACCTCGTCTCCAGGCTCGGCGCCAACGTACCGGCCTTTCGGGGCGTGGTGTCGCTGGTGCTGCGTCAACCGCAGTTGTCGGCGATGAACCCCTACATCAAACCGTGGAGCGCTGAGGTGACGCGGATCATCCGGCGCTCCGACGGATCGCCGCAGTGGTACTCGGACAAGGCCGCTATCGACGGTGACATGAATCCGGCGCACATCATCTATGAGTGCCTGACCGACCGCACTTGGGGCCGGGGCTACAGTCCGGCCGAGATCGACGATGCGTCGTTCCGTGCCGCCGCCGACACGCTCTACGCCGAGAGCTTCGGTCTCTCGATCCTGTGGGATCAGCAGCAGGATATCGAGGCCTTCATCGAGCGCATCCTGCAGCACATCGACGGTTCGATCTACGTGAGCCCGCGCACGGGGCTGTTCACGCTGAAGCTGACCCGAGACGACTACGACCCGGCGACGCTGCTGGAACTGAACCAGACCAACGTTATCCGGCTGGAGTCCTTCGAGCGCACCTTGCCCGAGGAATTGGTCAATCAGGTCACGCTCTCGTACCACGACCGGGCAACCGACAAGAGCGTGTCGATCTCGGTACAAGACATTGCCGGCATCGAGCGCAGCCTGGGCGAAATCAAGGATGCCAAGGTCAGCTACGAGGGCGTGGCCAACGGCGCCTTAGCCGCACGCCTCGCGATGCGGGATCTGCGTCAGCTTTCGTCCACTCTGGCGAAGGTCACGCTGGTGGCCAACCGCACGGCCGCCAGCCTCAACATCGGCGACGTGTTCAGATTCTCCTGGCCCGAGCTGCGGATCGAGCAATTGATCCTTAGGGTCGCGCAGATCAGCTACGGGACGCTGGCCGACGGCCGGGTGCGGATCACCTGTGTCGAGGATGTGTTCGGCCTGCCTGATGCCGTTTATCTCGTACCCGCCGAGAGCGGCTGGGTCGATCCCCGGCAAGCGCCGATCGCGGCGAATTTCGTGTCGGTGAGCGAACTGCCGTACTGGACCCTCGTGCGCGAGCTCACCGGCGAGTCGGCCGCCGCACAGGCCGAGATTGATCCGGACGGCGGATTCCTGTCTGTCTCCGTCGTGCGGCCCTCGAATGCAGCCATCAACTACACGGTACTGACCCGGCAGGGCTCGGCGGCTTTCGAGAAGATCGGTGTCGGCGACTTCGTCCCGTCGTGCGTGCTGGCGAACGACATCGGGCAAACCGAAACCGTGCTGAATGTCCTCTACAGCGTCGATCTGGATTTAGTGGCGCTGGACACCTACGCGCAGCTCGGCGGAGAACTGGTTGCGGTCAGGGCAATCGATGTCGCGGCCGGCACCGTGTCGGTGGATCGCGGCGTGCTGGATACGGTACCCGCGAAACACGCGGCCGGCACCCGGCTGTACTTCGTCGAAGGTGGGCAGTTTTACACCACGGCCCAGTATCTGAGCGGCGAGACGGTGCAAGCCAAGGTGCTGCCCGCGACCGGGATGGGGCGCTTGGCGGAAGCCTCGGCCGCCGCGATCAGCTACACCTTTGCCAAGCGGCAGATCAGGCCTTATCCACCCGGCAGGTTCAGGGTCAACAACCTTGACTACACCGTGAGTCACATCACGGGGGAACTGACGGTCAGCTGGGCACACCGCAGCCGGGTACTGCAGACCTCCTATCTGGTGACGCAGGGAGAAACCAATATCGGGCCGGAGCCAGGCACGACGTACACCGTGCGGATCTATGGCGAGGCCGGCACGCTCAAGCACGTAGAAACGGGAGTGACCGGCACGAGCTGGACCTATCCGATGGCCACCGAAGTCGCCGAAAGCGGCCTGAACCGACCGAACGAAAAACTGACCGTCAAGGTCGAGGCGGTGCGCGACGGGTACACCAGCTGGCAGGCCCAGCAGATCGACATCCCCGAGTGCCGTGGCTACGGCATGTTCTACGGGGCCACCTACGGAGAATGAAATGGCAGCACTGATCGGCCCGAACCTGGGCATGAACTACGGCTGGAGCGCCCGCGAGTCGGGATGGAACACCGGAATGGATGCCAACCTGAAACTGCTCGATGCGGTGCTGCAGTTGTCGGTGAAGTCGCGCACCTTGGCAAGCCCGCCGACCGCTCCAGCGAACGGCGAGCGCTACATCGTGGCATCCAGTCCCACAGGCGCGTGGGCCGGAAAGGCCGGGCAGATTGCAGTGCGCCTTGAGGGTGCGTGGTTCTTCTACGTCCCGAAGATCGGCTGGACCTGCTTCATCGAGGACGAGGACGTGCTCGCCGTCTACAAGCCCACCGGCTGGAGCGCCGGCCTGCCCATCTGAACCGCATCCCCACCCCACTATCTCGAACCCGCCCACGTGGCGGGTTTTTCGTTTCTGGAGACCACCTATGACCGAAGACGCCAAACCCGCCCTCGTCGAGAACATGGTCCTGCTGCGCAAAGAGGATTTCGGCGAACTACTTGCCCACGCTGCAGAGCGCGGCGCGGAACGAGTCCTGTCCCACCTCGGCCTGGAAAACGGCCACGCCGCTCGAGACATTCGCGAGCTACGCGACCTGCTGGAAGCCTGGCGCGACGCCCGTCGCACCGCCTGGCAGACCTTCGTGAAGGTGCTGACCACTGGCCTGCTGGCCGCGCTGTTGGTCGGCGCCGCGATCAAGTTCAAGCTCATGGGAGGCTCGCAATGATCGAGACCCTGCTCGGAGGATTGCTCGGCGGGGCCTTCCGTCTTGCACCTGAAATCCTCAAATGGCTTGACCGCAAGGGAGAGCGTGGCCACGAACTGGCGATGCAGGACAAGGCGCTGGAGTTCGAGAAGCTGCGCGGCGCGCAGCGAATGTCGGAAATCGGCGCGGGTGCCGACGCGGCATGGAACGTCGGAGCCATCGAAACCTTGCGCGAAGCCGTTCGCACTCAGGGCGAGAAAACCGGTGTGCGCTGGGCCGATGCGCTGAGCTCCAGCGTCCGCCCGGTCATCACCTACTGGTTCATGGCGCTGTACTGTGCGACCAAAACAGCAACAGTCGCCGCCGCTGTGACAGGTGGCACAGGCTGGGGCGTTGCCATCCTGTATGCCTGGACGGAGGCAGACCAAGCCCTCTGGGCCGGGGTGCTGAACTTCTGGTTCCTCGGGCGCGTATTTGACCGGGTGCGGCCGTGATCGAGGTGCCGAAGGCGGCCATCGAACTGGCCAAGCGCTTTGAGGGATTCGAGCGTAAGGTGAAGCGCGGAATCGAGATCACTGCCGTTCCCTATATCTGCCCAGCAGGGTTCTGGACGATTGGGTACGGCCATCTCTGCGATCCCAAGCATTCGCCGATCACGGAGGCAGAAGCTGAGGTCTATCTGGCGCGCGACCTGCAATCGGCACTCGCCGCGACGCTGCGCTACTGCCCGGTGCTGGCCACAGAGCCAGAGAGCAGGCTCGCTGCCATCGTGGACTTCACGTTCAACCTCGGGGCGGGGCGGCTGCAGACCTCGACGCTGCGACGGCGGATCAACCAACGAGACTGGGGTGCAGCCGCAACAGAGCTGCGTCGATGGGTCTATGGTGGCGGCAAAGTGCTGCCGGGACTCTTCGCGCGACGAGAGGCTGAAATTTCCTTACTGGACACCAAAGTGTAG